ACGAATATCATGTACGAGATAAAGAGGTCCGTATAAACTCTACCTCTTACGAAGTAAGAGAGTATTTCCTCATTAGCAAGAGCAGTTTGGGATGCTAGCCACGTGTCGCCTATCTTTCGAAAGGCAATCCAAGCACCTGCGTATAGGAGGTTTTCTCAAACCATCCATTGCGATGTTGGTATGCCTGTTCAAATTCAACTAACATACGTTTACCGTATAAATTGAAAGCTTCACGTCCTCTTAGAGCTAACTCTTGTAAGGCTACTTTTGTTTTATCTTTTGTAATATTGTCGTCGTTTTTAGCTGTCCAGTAGGGCATCTCAAGTACTTTCTGTAGCCGCAAAGGTCCTAGATAAGTATTGGTGTCTGGGTTAAATACGAACGATCTTTTCATAAACTCCACTTCCGTTAGGAGGCGGGGTTTGAAAACTTCTAAACTTCCTTTGTCTTCGGGGGTCAAAGTGAGGCCTAGGTTTGCAATAACGGGAGCTATTGCATATACGTTGAACATACTAGCATATGTCTCAGAAACAGAAAATAAGTTATCATCGCCTTGCACGACTAAGAAAACATTATCACTGAAAGCTGATGTGCTGATCATTTGATTCCAGCACCAACGGAAAGCGATCTTATTTGCGATTGTATTAATGATCAATGTGAGAGGGTTGCCGGATGGCATACTTCCTAACCATTCAAATACCACAAAATCCATGATATGTCGTGAAAACACTATCTCTAACCACATAACGGCTCTGATACTAGCGAATTCATCGTCATACCAAGTGTTTATAAAGTCTAAGACGGCCCAGAGCAAGTCTGGAGGTAGGGAACCATCATAGCATTTATAATCGCCTGCTTCTGCATTTTTACGATTAAATGCAATCAAACGTTTGGCAAGAATATCCCAGTCACTGCTGACGGGATCAGTACCTGCACAACAACCATTAATAACATTATTGGAAGTTATCCAGAACATAAATGCTCCAAAATACATCCTACAAGCTATCAAAAATGCTGTAGTACATCCTGAGACAAGTCTAATCTTACCTAGAGCTATCTTCAATATATTTTCAAGTTGATCTTTTGGGAAATCACTGTAAATTTGGGGGAGCCTTATACCTTTTTCGCAACACTCAATATAATGCATTGTTTCTTGTTCTATTTTGAGTGCTCGTGGGTTAGACAGACAAAATTCTTGGGAATTACCCCAAAAATAAGTCTTCTTCGAGCTTCTTACATCTAAGTTATAAGGGTATCCGGAACTGGTACTACGATCCAAACTATAAAATTTGGTACCCGTAATGCCAGTAACGGCTTCTTTGTATGTATAAATACGCCGGTCGGCATAATTTGTACTAACATTCTTCATCCAATTCATTTCCTCCTCTAGTTCGCGAGTGAAATCATGTTCTTGGATAGTATGCACATGGTATTTGTCATATATTTTCTTCAAATTACCATCTTTAAACAAGCGATCTATCGGAGCGGGCGCCTCACACGGGGTGAAGAGGTCATCCCACTTACCATATAGTTCGGACTTGGTTAGTTTTGTTTGTGAAGGAATCCTGGGACTTCTCTCCACTCTTTTGATTTCCATCATGTGTCCACTATTGAAAATGGCGCACTGTGCTACAGGCATTTCGAGAGTTTCAACTTCATCGAATCCTTGTATAACAAGCGCTTCATTCAAGGCTTCTTGAGTGACTATGGAACCAAAGCTCAAATTTTTAGCTGTCACACCTGCAGTATGAATAGCAAAAATCTTAGCGGTTTGTATAGCAGTATTTTGATA